AACTGAATCAAATCTCCAAAGTAATCAACCATTGGATAAGCAGTATCTAAAGCTATTCCTTCTACAATTTTTACCTCGTCATCTGTCATATTAGATGCGCGCATAACTGTAGTCATAACTTTAAAAGCAGCACGAATAATGTCTGCTCCCATACGCTTATCAAATTTACTGTAATCGCCAGCTACAATCTGATCTTCACCAAAAGCGGTTAACCATGAATGGTAATTATGCCATTCATCAGATTGTACAATTGTACCTGCACCACACTCGAATATTGTTCTATTACTTTGTACGAGTTTAATAAAACTGAGGCAGTACTTACGTACAACTATGCTCCAATCGACCGGTGCACCCATAAATACTCTGGTAGCATGAATGCTAGCCTTAGCATGGGTCACTGGTTCATCTTTCAGAGCAGCTGTAAATACAGGGTGATTAAGTTCACCATTCTCGTACTTAGATATAATAGCAGAAACACGTTCCATAACTTCATTGGACATAGCAACAGGATTTTGATTTCCTCCTACTGGTTCAATAGCTTTCATATGATATTTCTTGGATCTTCTCCAAGGAAATCCCATAGAAGTGTTTCTATTCAATTTATCTACGTACGCTACACCAGCAGCACCATTCACAGCAGTGAAATCGTCATAAACTTGTAACATTTCAAGCTTATCACCTAGTGCTAAAATAATATCCTCGCAACTGTTAGATACAATATAGTCCAAAAGACTAGTATCAAACTTATGTTCCATTGACATTATTTCAATGAGGGACTTCCTTTTAGGTCCCCACCCTTTCATTGAGGGCCTGGTGTAGTTCAAGGCGAAACCTTTTTCTTTCATGTAATCACACATTAGAGATTCACAAACCGTACTTTTAGGTTGTGCTCTAAATCCTGTGAATGATCCATAAACAGAACAAGATCCCGTCTCGACCCAACGAATGGGTGACTTGTAGTGCAAATCTACAAGAGTGGCTTTAGCAGTTTCTGATTCCAACATAGGGGATGTAGATACAAATTGCTTATCAAATAAAGATAAGAATGCATCACACATATCTCCAGTTATTGGAATAGCTGCTGATTGATTAGACATAAATGCACTAAAAGCTGAATGAATTCCAGCATAATGCACTCCTGCAATCACAAAACCATTCTGGGTATCTACAATAAGTAGACCACCACAGTCACCGTTTTTCGTTTGGGTTTGAGGAACATATTCCCAATGTTCACCTTGGACATCTGATATCCATTTGGCATCCTTTTTAACAATCTTTTTGGAATAATTATGGTTGATCTTTCCATCTCTATCACGAGACATCATAAGACCATTCCATATTCCTGTAAAGGATTTGCTAGCAAAGAATTTAGTAATATCTTTGCCAGGAGGTAAACAAGTGATTTCAAGAACAGCAATATCATTATTTTGGAAAGAAATATTATGTTTATACATAACACATGTCACATTCTGTGTGACACCATCTTTTCCAGCTTGAGATATAACTGTTAACTCAAAAATATCTTCCTCAGGAAGGGAATGTGCATTCAATAAATACACATTACCCTTAAGACACACCGCTCCAGTGTAGTGAGTCTTTCCGCTATTTGGTGCTACCATCTTGAGATGCACAACATTTTTCTCCATTCTCTTAGAGAAAGCTTCCAAAGTATCATTCTTTGTACTAGTTTGTTGTGATGTATAATCAAAAGATG